CCGGCGTCGCCTTTCGGGAGTACAAAATCAAGCACGGCTGCAGTTGAGGTTCCTGAGTTGACGACACTTGCAGACGCTCCGGAAGATACATTACCAACAGCGACTGTAGCAGCCGTTCCTGCTTCACCGGTATTGCCCTTGTCTCCTTTCGGAAGCACAAAGTCGAATACAGCTGCGGAACTCGTACCGGTGTTAGTGACAGAAGCAGTTTCCCCTTTCGTCACATTTCCTACGCGGATCGAAGCCGATGTGCCAGGCGTTCCAGGTGCGCCATCCGCTCCGTCTCTTCCGCGCTCTCCTTTTGGCAAAACGAAGTCAAAAACGGCTGCCGAGGATGTTCCGCTGTTTGTGACAGAAGCAGATGTTCCAGAAACGACAGTGCCGACCCTGATCGTAGCCGCCTGCCCCGCGGGGCCTGTCGCACCCGGAGCTCCTGTTGCGCCCGTTGCACCAGTATCACCCTTTTCGCCTTTGTCTCCTTTATTGCCTTTGGGCAGGACAAAATCGAAGACTGCAGCGGAGCTCGTGCCCACATTGGTTACGCTTGGCGTTGTTCCGGAAGTCACTGCGCCGACAGAAATGGTAGCGGCGGTGCCTGTAGCCCCTGTGTCGCCTTTATCGCCTTTGAGTCCGGAGACGATCGTTGTATCCGTTCCGGAATCGTCTGTAACAGTTGCACCAACGAACTTGAGGTTCTTTCGTTGAGTCACGGATGAACCGCTGGGAGTGAGGATCACATGTCCTCCCTGAACATTATCCAGGGCTTCCTGAAGATCGGTCTGATTTGCGATGGTGCCAGAGATCTGACCCCAGTTCACTCCTGTAAGATATCCCGCGTCATTATTGAAAGCTGACAGTTTTGTCGGCTTGTTTTTAATGAATGCGTCGTTTGCGCTGTCCGCTTCTGTCCAGTTTGCCTGAACATTCACTTCCGCCCCTGCGGCGACTCCTGCAAGCTTTGACTTCTCAGATGCTGTGAAGTTGTTGTCCGTATGAACGTAAGAGGCATCCCGGACATAATTTGCATCATTTGTCAGTTCCGACAGTGCTGTCGGCACATTGACTGTAACTGCACCAGTCTGCCCGTTCACGGACGAAACAGGCGCCGCATAAGTGACGGCACCAGTCTGTCCGTTGAAGGAAGATACCATCGTTGTGTCATCGGAAAGCGCTCCGACGTCTGATGCACTGAGCGCAACGGCACCTGTCTTGCCATTTACAGACTCGACCGCGCCTGTTGCGCTGATCACGTTGTTTGCGATGGTGATGTTAGCTCCGGCTGTCAGCGTGTCCTGTTTTGCATTGAGCTCCGCAGTCACCACTCTGTTCTGGACTGCATTAAGCGATGTTTCGCTGAGCTCATTGTCCGCTCCGATCCAGCTATCCAGGGACAGTTTGACTGTTGTTTCTTCCCCGTCTACATTCAGCTGAATCGTGTCTGATTCGCCGGGAAGTTCAAGAGTAATGTTTTCAATATCTCTAGCCATTGATCAAGTCCTCCCTGACGTTCGGCTCTACTCGTTCGCGGAAAATCTTTGTCAGCGTTACCTGTCCGGAGGTGTCCATCACGCGGATCTGTTTATCTACCATTCCCACTTCGAGGCCCATCGTCTCTTCCTGCGTTAATGAAAAAGAAGCCGTATTGGCTTCCGTATCAACCGTCATTTCAGACAACGATTTTTCAATCTTGGTTTCACGTTTCTGAGTAAATGTTATCTGCAGGTTTGCGAGGTCAGAGATCTGCATTCCTGAGATGTAAATGTTATACCTTGGCGTAGATCCTCTGTACATATTTTCCTCCTTACGCTTTTTGTAATTTATACATGCTTACACTTCCGCCAGTGTCTGGATCAAGGCCAAAGTATAAATCCCCGTTTTTTATTCCAAAGATTACATAACCCGCGTCGTGTCCAGACACCTGATTATCTATTAAAAGCGAGCTGTGCGCGTGAGTCGCCTCGCTGGCGGTCGTAGCTGTGTTAGCGTGAGCAACCGTCGCAGGCGTGTCAACAATCTTTCCAAGCACAACGTATGATCCGGAAATATCTTCAGCGATAACCCGATCTCCAACTGCCGGCGAATAAGACCCTAAAAACATATATTTCTTTGTGGTAGGAGAAGATTCACCATCTACAATCAATCCGATACCTGTCCCTGAAGCGTATGTGCTTATTGTCCCTAAAATCATACAAACACCTTCTTTTCCGCATAATGATTCATGCTCGCCCCTGTCCCGAAAGAATAAGACCAGGACTTTTCAATAAAGAGGCCAGCAATGTCTTTGTGCTCGATCTGGACGCAGTTTTGGAAACCGTGTCCAGGTTGAATTGTCGTGGTGAAATTAACCCCTTCAACAGCCATCATCGAGTCATTCAATAAGCGTTCAACATAGCCAGCCAATTCTTGCGAAGAGGCCACGCTGTCGAGGTTATACACCTTCGTCAGCTTGTATCCTCGCCGCTCAATCGATAAGCAGCTGTCTGTGTTGTGATTTTCTGCAACATACTTCATCACGCTCTGATCTGGAGTACTTACCACTCCTACGAAAACATTCGGAATCCCGTATATATCAAAGGTGCTTGTAAGCGCCGGTTGGACAGTCGACAAAGCATTTGTTCTATATACGAATTCGGGTGAAGTCTTATCTGCTTTCAAAGTACACATCGCATAACCGTTCTCGTCCATATGCAGTGCGTCGTATCCAGCCTCTAAAAGTAATTCATTTAAGCTTTTCAAAATGTTCTCGCCGAGCGGAAACTCTCGGTCAATCTGAAGTGTGCTGTTTGAGGCGTCGATATGTAGCCTTGTCAGACTGCAATCTCCAAGTATTTCATTAAAAACACTGGTGTACAGAGTGCCCGCTGCATAGTATCTCCTTGAGTCAAAAGACGACTGAGCGAGGATGTAAGATTCATCATACAATTCGAAACTGGTTGAATCGTAAGCTTCCCCATAAGTTTTCGGAGCTGAGATCATCATGAAGACTCCCTCACGATGTTCTGCGCCGTCGTCATCGATGATTACAGGAGAAATCCTATCTGACATTATGTCAAACTCTGAGGCAGTAAGCTTCATCATATCCATGTTACAAACGAGCGATGCGCTGCGTTTTATCTCTGCGTCAGAATTGTAAGAAATACTGCAGCTTTCAGCTTGTAACGTTCCGATTGGGATATAATTTCGCAATATCTCAATTCTATACTGCATACTCTATTGCCTCGTTAAAATCCGTTTCTTCAAGAGTGTACTGGTATTCGTGCACTCCGATCCAGTTCAAGACGCTTTGAATGTTTGAACAAATAATCCATGCTTTGTCCCCTCGGAAATTTCTGTAGAAATAGATCTGTCCCGGCGTGATATTTCGCGAACAGGTCACAGACCACTTTCTTGTAATCATGATACCTGTGTGATGAACGGGCTTTGACCTGCCGAGATACTCAACAGTAGAGATATCGAGTGTCTCCGACGAAGAAATCTGTGGCTGTTCATCAAGTCTTTCGTTCACATAGAGAATCTGATTGTCCAGAGTAATCAAGGCGGGTTTCCTGCATACATACTGTCCTATCACTGCAGTGTCTCCGAACGAATCATCAGATTTCACGCCTCTGACAACATATTCATCATTGCCGTTGCAGTAATAATCCTCAAAAACTTCTCCGGTCGTTTCCGCAACCGGCACACCATTTCGAAGAATGTAGTAGCGCTGAAAATCCCCCGAAAACGTAAGTCGATTGAATCCTTCGTCCATTTCAATGCTGGCTGAAGGCCCCGTGGTTTCCTGCGTCTGGGTAAAATTGAGAGTTGCCCAGTCCGAAACAAGCCCTAAATTATTGGCAATTCTCACTTTTATTTGATAACCACCATTTTTCAAATACTGATTCAAAAAGTGTGTCTTGGCAGTCGAATAGACCCAGCCCGAATCATATTGTCCAACCACCACCTGATAAGCCACCTGCGCGGTCGCTGTCCAGCCTACAGTGATCCTTCCGGTACCATTGACAGATGTGATTGTAGGTGTGGTCGGCGGGAGCACATTTGTAAAAGGTAAAGCTGCTGACCATCCGTTTACTACATCGCCCTGATTGTATGATCTGACTTTCCAGTACAGTTTCCCGGCTGTATTGATCGTCGCAGTGTAAGTCGTGGCCGTGCTTGCTCTGTGCGAAACAAGATTTGTCCATGTTGACTGATCCGTGCTTGTCTGCAGGTCAAATGCGCGCTGAGGGTTTCCGAGCGAATTGTCATATGTCCACCGGAATGTCACACTTCCGTAAGTGATCATATTATTCGGAGACACAGCTGTAGTCGTTCCAACAACATCGTTTGTAGAAAACGAATAAGTGCTGGAAGTAGCAGAGCTCCCTGTGTCAGAAACTCCCGTGAAATAAAACGAATATGTACTATTCGCTTCAAATGTATATGCCGGGATTGTTACAGTATCGCCAGAAAAAGTAATTTTCGAATAGCTCGACGCTGACGACTTCTTATAGAAAAAAGTCCCTGACTTTACTGTGTACTGCGTCATCATGTTAGCTATGTTATTCGGGGCAATTTTAATTTTATGCTCCGTAGCATTCGACAAATATCCACCGGTAACGTTAGGAGTAATTGCAAATGCCCCTACGGTATAAGTCAATTCAAGCGACGCTGCTGAAGACCACTCAAAATCATAATGAGGGGAAGCTGCATTGTTATACGGGTTGAGAATGCCAATATAGAAACGATTATTATACGCAATAAGAGTCGGCGGGCTTGCGCTACTTATTTCATCTGTGGCGGACATATTCCCGCCACCACTTGCTCGTTTGTTGAAAATTTCCGGATAACCAGCTGAAATAACACTTTTTCCAACCGATAGATTTAAATCGTAGTCGTTCCGATAGCCTACATAAAGATGGGTTACATCTGGCGCGAGAAGCAGCTTACTCACTGTCACTATAGCGTGACGATACGCCGCATTGGTTGGCACAGAGAATTCGAGAAAAACAACACGCTTTTTCGCGATGTGATTTCCGTACTGGTCATCGCCATATGAAATTCTCTTCTTTGCGGGGTTTTTCGCAGTGACAGTTCCAAAGTCTACCTGCCAGTAATTCGTAGGGCTAATAGTAACGGTAGCCATTAAATCACTCCCATCCTTTCTGTCCGCTGTGCTTCACGCATGATCCGCACAACATCGTTAAATTCTTTGACGTTCTTCGCATCGATCGTGATGTTGAAGATGTTCCCTCCGGATGTTGTCTGCCTGCCATTGCTGATCGGAGTGATAACCGGGGCAGAACCAGACAGGTCGAGGATTTCCGGACCAGATTCGCCCACCACAGACTTAATAGAAGTCACTACACCGCCGTTTGCAAAGCCGGTAAGGGATTTGCCTTCCTGCGCTGCCTTTGTGGTTTTCTCCCCTTCTTTCAGCCATTTATCCCACGCTGACGAAGAAGAACTGCCGACATGATCGAGATCCAGCAGACCAAAAGTCACAGCGTTGATCAGGTCGATAATTACGTTCAGCGAGTCTTCGATAAACTCGAAGAGCGGAGACAGCAGAGTGTCGAGCATGTCACATGCCCATGACACACCATCAACCAGAGCGCCTACCGCTGTAAGAACAGTCTCTATTACCGGAGACACAAGCTCGATGGCTCCAACGATAAACTCAAACGCTGAAGTCATGATGTTCTGAATCTCAGGCATGTGGTCCATCACCCAATCAAGTAAGCGTTGGAAGTAAGGCATGAGCATTTCTCCAAGGGATCTTGAAGTAGCATCCATTGCTGCCTTGATGGTAGTCTGTGTGTCTTTAAACTTCGCAGACGCCTCGACAGAGTCTTCAGACATAATCAGCCCGAGTTCAGACGTGGAATCGATGAGTTCTTGCGTCTCATCGTTTGTCTGATTCAACAGCGGAAGCAGGTTCTGCCCGGACTTACCGAAAAGGTCATTGGCGGCAGCAGCCTTCTGCGTCTGATCGTCCATGTTTTGCAGGCTGAAGATGACCTTTTCGAACATCTCCTCAGAGTCGAGGTTATTGATGTCTTCCATGCTGATACCGAGTGCAGTAAACTTCTCGATTGCCGACTCGGTACCGTTCTGGGCATCCGCGAGTGTGTTCGTCATGGTCTTGAAGCCGGCAGACATCGAATCAATATCTCCGCCCGCTAACCCGATGACGTAGTCCCACTTCTGATACGCTTCCGTACTCAGTCCGAGTTTCTGAGACATCTTATCGATATTATCGCCATACTCTGATGTCTGTGCGGTCAGTTCATACAGTTTTTTGCTGATTTCTGCAACGGCAGCGATGCCAGCAACTGCCCACGTCCCCCAGAGGACGGCATTGTCAGACAGGTTTACGCCAAACGTGCTAAGCACGTTCTGTATACCCTTAAACGCTCCATTCAGTTTGGAACCGGAGGATGTTCCGGATTCAGCCATCTTTTCGAATTTATTGGCAACTTCGATCGCGTCCTTCTGCGTACTGTGCAGGGACTGCGTCGCTTCTTCATTCTTGATCAGAATGTTGCCGTACAGTTTGAACAGCTCCATTCGTTCCCTCCATTTCCTTTTCCATATTCTTCAGCTCGGCAAGGATCTCTTTTTCCGGTCGGTTATCCATCTCAGTCATCGCCATGAAGTCTGAGAAACTGATAAAGCTTTCCTTGGACATCCTGCCAAGCAACTGCGTGTAGACTTTGAACAATATCATTTCCTTCTGCTCCGATCGTATCCGTTCAGTCATTGTCGCCAATTTTCTGACCGGCACTCTGCGCAGAAGGTTGTAGTCATATTCTTTGTAGATCTGTACGAGGTCGACTACTTTGTACTTCGCACAGAATTCAAAAAAGCTTTCCAGTCGTCAACGTCAGCAATCTCACAGATTCCCTTCGCGACATCCAGGAGCGGCATCGCCTTCAGCTCCTCCGCAGTGCTTTCAAACGGGCCAGCAAGGAAGTCGTAGATCTTCTTCCGGTTCTCATCCGTGCCCGCCTGTTTCATAAAGACAATCAACGCCTGAATGGCAAATCCTGTCGGATCTGACCGGTCTGCCTTTGCCAGCCGGGCATACACCTCCGGCAACTGAAATATCTCGATCAGTTCGGCTGCGTTGAATGTATCGTCAAGCGTCAGTTTTCTCATGCGTTCTCCCTTTTGAAAAAGCAGAGTGCCTGTTTTGTCAGGCACTCTTTGCTTTACTACTGTGCAAATACGATGCTGTATGGAGCCGTATATGCCCACAGATCAGCCTGTACCGCATAGCAGGCTTCAAATGTAACATTAGTCACAACCTCATCACGCTCATTGAACTGCCAGTCAATATTCGACTTGCAGAATGCGTTGTTGAGAGTGATGGTAACGGTTTTTCCTTCCTTAGTCTTTGCGAGTGCAGTAACCGTGTGGTAGTCACTGCTCGCCACTGTGCCTGTCGGAGTAAGCGTTCCGCTTTCGTTGGCAGCCGCCGGGAAGAGCAGGATGAATTCTTCAGGCTTCATCGTGAGCTGATTGATGCTCAGCGTCGCCCGTTCTTCGTCCAGAATTTCAGAATTCACTGTATCGCCCATGTCACCGTTCGCATTGATTGCGTGGAAAACACGATTGACCGTAAATCTGTTTGCTCCTCTGGAATAGCCGAGATTTGTGCCGTCAACAGTTACTTTAAGAAGACCAAGGATGACTTCCTGTTTTGACATGCTCATATGGTTAAATCTCCTTCGTATCCCGTTAGGGTAAATCGGGCATCATACCTTCTGATGCTTCTGTCCTTCTCTTCAACCTCTGAAGCGGAATCAAAATAGAAGGTATATGTCAGCCCGGAGTCATTAAACGACTTGAAGTAAAATGCATCTTTCACGGCCTTTACCATTACATCTAAATCTTCACTCTCACCGAGTTCGTTTACCTTAGTGATGCAATTTACAGTCAGTGAAAAATCATTTCGCTCATGGTATGTCTGGATCTCATCCAAGTGATAGACAAGGAAGTTCGCCGGGACATCGTCCGGAGCCTCTCTCTCGTAAGTCGGATAAAGTTGAGAGAGAACTGAGTAGATCAGTTCCTTTTCAGCCTTCATCCGGATGCTCCTCCCTGTACAGAACAAGCTCAATCTCTGACTTGCCGGTTCTGTACGTTCTCAGGATCTTATAGACAATTTCGCCGTATTTCACGCGCGTCTGCCCTGCGTAGTCTTCCTGCCGGAGAACGAGAGTGATCTCCGGTTTCATACCAACAGACAGCGCCTGATACGCTTCAGACATCCGGACCGACTGTGGAAGGCACCAAGTTTTCTCACTCCAAGTGATTGTCGGCTGGATTGTTCCTCGAGAGCTTCGGACGGACTTGTCTACTGTTCCGAGATAGCAGAATTCATCAATAACGTAGCTCATAGATCAACTCCCGTAGGGGCCATACGTCCCTAATTTCGACTTGATCTGTTCGAACCTTGTCTGCCACTTCTCTGCCCCTTCGTCATACCCATAATGAGCCTTTGCATAGCTCTTAACTGCCTGGAGGATCAGCGGATCATCGGAGTCGATGAAGCGAACAGATCTGCGCAATTCTTCGAGTGCTTCCT